TTAAATTTATGATAAAATCTTATTTTATTTAGTGATTAAATAGAAATTAATCATTTAGAGCGAAAGCCCTCAAGGCTTCAGAGCGATTAAATGATTTTATCAAGTATGATAACCAAAAGGCAATAATTATATATATTATATTCATAATATATTCTATAAGTAAAAGTTAATTCAATTCAATTCAATTCAATTAAATTTAATTCAAGTAAATCTATACATAATAAATATATAAAATAATTGTAAATAATAGTTGACATTATTATTTTTATATCTATAATAAGAAATGTAATTAATTTTATTGGAGAGTAAAAATGAAAACATATCAAGATTTAAAAAACTACGAAAAAGATTTAACAATAGAATTAGATAGATTATCAAAATATAAGGGAGATTATTCAGATAATATTTTTAATAAACATATGCAAAATGAAATAAGAAAAGAATTAATAAAAATTGAAAGATATATAAATAAATATGAATTAAAATTTAAATATTCTCTAGCTTGGTGTTGTAAATATAATAAAGAATATGATTTTAATAAAGATTATTTTTATTTAAAAGATAGACATTTATTAAATACAAGTTTAGATAAAAGAATAGTAAATTAATATTGACATAATATTATTTTTATATTATTATTAATTTACATTTAAAACTTATGGAGAGTAAAAATGCAAAATAGAAATAAACTTAAAAAATTAATAAATAATGCTTTTAGTTCTTTATATAAATTAAGAAATATTGGCTCTAAAGATTATATTGAAGAACTTTATCAAGTTAGCAAAAAAGAAGAAAAGCAACATAGAAATTGGATTAATGGCTTTTATGATAATCATAATAAACCTGAAAGTATAAATACAATAGCTAAAATGTTTACTGTAAAAAATATAGCTGAAAGTTTATTAAAAGAGAATTTATATTCTGTAAAAGATATTATCAGAATAAAAGAATCTTGTATTTTATCACAATCAATTGTAGAAAATTATCAGGATATTGCATTGGATTGTTTTAAAAACTTTGATTTAAATGAATTATCCAATTTGGATTATTGTGAACTTGTCAATTAATTGTTGACATTTTGAGAGAATAGGAGTATAATTATCAGTGTTGGGATAACTACGCCTAAAGAATACAGAATTATAAGACAAAAAAAAGGGAGCTAAAAAGCTCCCTTTTCTATTTATAGATTATTTATTTTTTAATATTAGATTGACTGCTTTTAATCTAATATCATCATCACTTGAATTGAAAAAGCCGTTACATACTGATAATGCTTTTTTAATATGCTTCAATTCATATTTTGGTTTATTCTTATAAATATCTATATATGATTGTAATGTAGTCATTTGAATAATTCCTTGTAAGTTTAAGTTTACAATTATCCCTCTAATAACTTTTTTCGGAGTTAAAAAAGGGATAATGTATTTTAGTGAGATTTATTGCTCTGCATATTCATAATTGAACATTTTATTGACTTTAAAACTAAAATGATTAATAAACAGTGCTTTATTGCTCTCAAGTAAATAATCAAGCGTGTTATCAATAATAGAATAAATTGATGATGTTTTATCAGTCTTTTTTAATTTATTGAATATAAGCTCTCTAATATCAAAAATGATAGTTTCATCAAAATCAATGAAAAAGTCATCACTATTGACATTAAAATTATTAAAGTATTTTGGTTGATTATCAATTAATAAATGTATGCAATTAGATGCTGTATTATTAATTAAATCAAACTTTTTTGGAGTCATAGACATAATAATTCCTTATAAAGATTAATGAATAAATAGCTTTGTGTAACGCTTTACGCCTCGCATACTCTTGTATGGTCATCAGGTGCGAAAGTTTATTGAGATTTACTCTTATAATTATTATGAGTGAATCATAACAGTATCAATCTATATTGACAAGATATAATTGATTTAAATAATTAATCAAACTAACAAGTATCATAAGTAAAATAAAATTGACAAAGGTTTAATAATGAGTGATAATAAAGATATTGACATTAATGATAAAATGGAGGAGTCAAGCCCTAAAAAAGTCGGTCGACCCCCACACCTTCCAAATGACGATACCCGAAAACAAGTCTATGAGTTATCGTCAGTAGGAACTAGGTACGAAGATATTGCAACAGTGTTAGGCATATCCGCAGACACTCTTACCAAATACTATCCAGAAGAATTAAAAAAAGGTCGTATTGAAGCTAATGCTGCTATTGCATCCACACTCTACGAAAAAGCTAAATCAGGCGATACAACATCTATGATCTTTTGGCTTAAATCTCGTGCACAATGGAAAGAAACACAGAAACACGAACATGCTGGAGACCCAGACGGTGCACCAGTGCAAGTAAAAGTAGTTACAGGAATAGATGACTAACCCCCACCCCCTTTTTTTATATAACAAAATTGCCCATTCTCATTACAAACTAGGGTAGTATAAAAATTATATTAGGAGAAAATTATGGCTTGTAAAGGCAAAGGTAAAAAGAAAGTAAGTTACAAGAAGAAAAAATGAACATTTATCAATTATTACAATCTTTAGGATTATCTAGTGGTCAACAACCAGAAATAGGCTATACAGATTTACTTGGTGGTGACTATGCTATAGAAGAAGCTAAATTAAGATTTCCTGATGATGGTAAAGTAGGTGGTAATCAAGATGCTTTTAGGCATTTAGTATGGCAGGCTAACTTGCAAAGAGAAATGCCATTACTTGCTAAATTTGCTGGCGATGTTCATGAATCAGAATATGTGCCATTTATTGGTGCTATGGGCACAGGTCAAGGCGATTCTGAAAAACAAATGGATTTATACAACAATGCTCTTGGAAGAAAGATAGCAGATCAAGCCACATCAATGGACGATGTTTATAATATTGCAGAACAAATGGTTATAAAAAATAAGGCTATGAAAGTATCACAAGATATCATAGATGAAGAACACGCAGAAAAAATGAGAAAGTATAAATAATGTCTTTATATAGGAATATCCATGCAAAACGCAAAAGAATTGAAAAAGGTTCAGGAGAAAAAATGCGTAAAAAAGGAGCAAAAGGAGCACCTACGAATAAAGCCTTCAAACAAGCTGCAAAAACAGCAAAAAAGAAGTCTAAAAGAACTACTAAAAAGCGTGGGTGATTGTGTTTAAGAACTGGTCATATCATTGGTATTGGGGTTTCAACTTTGGATTTGAAATCTATGAAGGCTCTATAGAGTCAGAAGGACTAACATATCCTGTTGAGTACTTACTCATCAACATCGGTCCGTTAAGAATACAAAAAGGTGAATATATCTAATGGCTGTTAAAAAGAAAAAAGTAAACCTGTCTGTAGGCAGAGGTGAAAAACGCTCTGTCAAACAAGGTGCAGGATTAACAGCAAAAGGTCGTGCAAAATATAATCGTGCTACTGGCAGCAATCTAAAAGCACCAGTCACTGGTAAAGTTAAAAAAGGTTCAGCGGCAGCAAAACGCAGAAAATCTTTCTGTGCTAGAAGTAAAAGCTGGACAGGTGAAAGAGGTAAAGCAGCACGCAGAAGATGGAAGTGCTAGACGACAGCCCTTGTAATGGGGTATGTCGTATGAAAGACAATCATTGTATATCATGTGGTAGAGACTATGAGGATTTAGCACAATGGTTATATATGTCTCGTGAAGCGAGACTAGAAAGAATGGAACAACTTAAAAAGGAGCGATGACCCATATGGAGTCGCATGAACCCATAAAAACAGGATACGAGCCTCGTGCTCCACAAAAACAGATTCACCAGCTTGTGAAAAACAACCGATTCTCTGTAGTCGTTGCTCACAGGCGAATGGGAAAAACTGTATGTGCAATTAACCAACTGATACATTCAGCGTTAAAATCTGAAAATAAGAACCCTAGATACGCATACATTGCACCAACTTACAATCAGGCAAAAAGGGTAGCTTGGGATTACCTTCTTGAGTACACCAGACCGCTTGGTGGAAAGGCGAACATTGCAGAACTACGAGTGGACTTTATGGGCAGGCGTATATCTCTGTATGGAGCTGACAACCCAGACTCTCTTCGAGGTATCTATCTTGATGGATGTGTTATTGATGAGATAGGGGATGTTAACCCTTCTATCTTTACAGAAATTATTAGACCTGCATTAGCTGACCGACAAGGTTACTGTATTGCGATGGGAACACCAAAAGGTCAAAACCATTTTAAAGACTTGCGTGATAGAGGCGAGCAGAACGATGGCTGGTCACTATTAGAATTTAAAGCATCAGAAACAGATTTACTGCCTAAATCAGAATTAAAAGCCGCTTATGATGAAATGGGCGAAGACAAATACATGCAAGAGTTTGAGTGTTCTTTCCAAGCTCCTGTCGAAGGTGCTTACTATTCTAAACTCATCCATGATTTAGAAGAAAAAGGCAGATTAGTAGATATTGACAGAGATGGCTTGGCTAGAACATACACTGGCTGGGATTTGGGTATGTCTGATTCTACAGCTATCTGGGTAGCACAGCTAGTAAACAAAGAAGTGAGGTTGGTTGACTATGTTGAAAATCATGGTGTTGGTCTTGATTATTATGTTAGCTGGCTACAAGAAAACGATTGGATGTATGCAACACACATTCTTCCTCACGATGTTGCCGTTAGGGAACTCGGTACAGGTAAGTCAAGAAAAGAAATGTTGGAAGATGCTGGATTACAAATCACCATCGCACCGAAACTAAATGTGCATGATGGCATACAGGCTGCGAGACGACTATTACCTCGTTGCTGGTTTGACCCAGAGAAAGTAAAACAAGGATTAGATGCACTTCGTAACTACAGACGAGTGTTTGATGAAAAACGCAATGTGTTTCATGACAGACCATTACACGATTGGTCATCTCATGCTTCCGATGCGTTTAGATATTTAGCAGTAGGTTTAGATGAATCTCCTATGGAATCATGGCATAAACCTATTCAAGTCAATAATAACTGGATTGTTTAAATGAGCGAAAAATTAAAAGCAATATTAGAAAACGAGATAGAAGATGCCATTGGTTATCTGGAAACGGAAACTACCGATGAAAGACAACAGGCACTCGAATACTATCTTGGCGAACCTTACGGTAATGAGGTAGAAGGTAAATCTCAAATCGTAACTCGTGAAGTTGCAGAAGCAGTGGATGGTGCATTACCACAACTCATGCGTTTATTTGGTTCAGGCGATAAAGTTGTTTCATTTGAACCAGTCAATGATGGCGACCAGCCTTTTGCTAAACAAGCCACAGAATATGTAAACTGGGTGTTTAATAAAGATAACGATGGTTTTCTTATTATGCACAACTGGTTTAAAGATGCTTTACTGCAAAAAGTAGGTGTCGTTAAAGCATACTGGGAAGATAAGATTGATGTTAAGAAGGAAGAGTACAAATATCTTTCTGATGACGAACTTGCTGTCATTATGCAAGACCCAGAAGTAGAAGTCGTAGAACAAGAATCTACCATTATACAAGAAGCTGTGTTTGATGAAATGACAGGCATGGAAGTATCACCTGCTATATCAACACACAATGTTAAGCTCAAAAAGACAACCAACAATGGTAAAGTGACTGTAGAGAATGTGCCACCAGAAGAGTTCTTAATTAGTAAGCGTGCAAGAACTATTTCTGACTCACCTTTTACTGCACACCGTAAGATGATGACTCGTTCAGAGTTAATTGCTATGGGTTACGATGAAGACACAGTGATGTCTTTAGCGACTGGTGATGCACTAGAATTTTCTCCAGAAAGAATTGCACGATACTCTCGTGGTGAACAACCATCCGATATGGATTCTGATGATGAATCTATGCAATTAGTAGAAGTGTTTGAGTGCTACTTAAAAGTAGATGAAGACGATGACGGTATTGCTGAATACAGACGAGTCGTCTATGCTTCTCATGAAATATTAGAAGAGCATGAATGTGATTATAATCCATTCCATTCTGTATGCCCAATTCCTATTCCTCATAAATTCTATGGTCAGTCTTTAGCTGATAGAGCAATGGACATTCAGTTAATTAAGTCAACAGTCACTAGACAAATGTTAGACAACCTCTATCTTACTAACAACTATAGAGTGGGTGCAGTAGAAGGACAAGTTAATTTAGATGATCTATTAACCTCTACAGCAGGTGGTGTGATTAGAATGAAGAATCCTAATGCGATTGTGCCATTAACAGTACAATCTTCTGCTGGACAATCATTCCCAATGTTAGAGTATTTAGATAACATCCAAGCTAAACGCACAGGTGTATCTGACTCACAACAAGGACTAGACCCTAACTTATTACAGAATGTAACAGCAACAGCCGTATCTGCAATGTCATCTGCATCTACTGGCAAACTAGAATTAGTTGCTCGTATTTTTGCTGAAACAGGGGTAACCTCACTATTTAGAGGCATCTTACATCTCCTATGTAAATACCAAGATAAAGCTCGTGTAGTTCGTATTAATGGTGAGTTTATTCCTTTTGACCCAAGAGAATGGAAGACTAACTACAATGTGAATATCAATGTAGGTTTAGGCACAGGTCAAAGACAAGAACAATTAGCAACTATGCAAATGATTTTGGCTAAACAAGAACAAATTATTCAACAGTATGGTTTATCTAATCCTTTAGTCAACATTAAACAATACAGAGATACATTAGCTAAATTTATTCATATGGCTGGATTCAAAGACTCTACAGAGTTTATGAATGAAATTACACCAGAAATGAACGCTATGTTATCTCAACCACAACCAGAGAAACCAGACCCTAATACAGAAGCTGCTAGAGTCCTTGCTGAAGTGGAAAGAGAAAAAGCTGCGTTAAAAGCTCAAACAGACCAAGCTAAACTTGAGTTAGATAGAGAACAAATGCAACTTAAAGCTCAACAGCAAGCATTAGAACTACAACAAAAAGAAGTTCAACAAACGACTGACCTTGCATTGAAAGAGTTAAAGATTCGTTTAGATGCTGAAAATAAAGACGAGAAAACTAAAACAGACCAAACTAAGATGATTATGGATGCTTTAGAAAAAATTAATAATATTGCTAACAGAGGTATGCAATAATGTTACTTAACTACGGACTATCACAAAAAGCACCTAATATTGTTGCTTCTCCTCAAGCTAGTTTTGATAGAGATGCTATTCTTGGCTTGACTCCATCATCTCAATACTCAGGCTTTAAAGGTGTAGGTGATACAGGTTACTACTACAAAGATAACATGATGTATGAACCATACACAGTTACACCTGCATCTAGTTATTTTTATCGAAGCGGTCCATACGGAACTACATATTATAACAGTTATAGTCCTTATGGTTTACCTACTTCACCATCAGTATCTCCATACGGATTCGGATATAGCGGTGGTTGGCAAAGAGGTTCATCAGGTGGTCCAGAAGAAGGAACTATTTATTCTGGTGAACAAGCATTTAGACCTATTAAAGATGCAAATATTAAAGGGTTTATATATGATGCAGATGCAGAAACTTATGACCCATCTATGGCATATGTGTATGCAAACGCACCAAAACCTACATTTAATCCAACACCTAATGTCGCATCATTCTTATCAGCACCTACAGCAATGAATACACCAACAGGTAATTATGGTGCAGGAAGATATTTAGGCAATACAGGATTGTTAGGTGGTTTGAACTTTGGATTACCTAGTGGTCAATCTGCAAACACAAGTGGAACACCATAATGACAAGACAAGAGGCAATACGCAACATCCTTAGAGATGAAGAGTTTAACAAAGTTATCCAAGAATTACGAGAAAACCAATTAAACAGAATTATCTACTCTAACGAAGATGATGCAAAAGAACGAGAACGAGCATATGTCCGAGTAAAGACGATAGACGAACTCATGGGTTATCTTGAATCCATCGCTAAAGACAGCGAGATAAAAGATAAAGCATGGAAGATATTATAGACTTTTCTATAATGGCAACCCTTGCCTAAAGGGAACATTAAGGAAATACAATGAGTGAAGAAACCATGACACCAGAGACTGGTAGTGGAGAACTAACTGTGAGAGATGCTGCTACACAATTTGAAGGCTTCTTATCAGCAGGTGAGGACTCTACAGAGCAACCAGAAACTGTTGAAGCAGAGGCAACTGAAGAAAGTGTAGAAGAAGAAGTAGTAGAAGAATCTACAGATGATGTAGAAGAAGATACTATAGAAGCTCAAGATGAAGGTGATGAAGAAGTCGAGTATGAAGAAGAGGAGCTTGTAGAAGAAACTCCAACCTATACTGTAAAAGCAGCAGGTGAAGAGAAACAAGTAACCCTCGATGAATTAATGCAAGGCTATCAGCTTGGTGCAGATTACACGAAAAAGACTCAAGAAGTTGCTGAACAACGCAAAGCTGTTGAAGCTGAGGCAAAAGCAATTCAAGAGGCTAAACAAGTTAGGGATACATATGCTCAACGGCTACAGGCTATTGAACAGTTTTTAACTGGTAATCAAGATAGCTCAGAAGATTTAGCCGCAATGAAGGAAAACGACCCAATAGGATACGCAGTAAAAGTTGCAGAACTGACTGAAAAGAAAGAACAGTTAGCACAAGTACGAGCTGAACAGGAACGCCTTGCCCAACAGCAACAAGCGGAACAGCAGCAGGAAATGGCTAAATTTGTTCAACAGGAAGCAACAAAACTTTCACAAGTCCTACCAGAGTTTTCAGACCCAACCAAAGGCGAACAAATCAGAAATGAAATTCGCAATTATGGTAAGAGTGTAGGTTTTAGTGACCAAGAGTTAGCAAATGTATACGACTCTCGTCATGTGTTAATGCTACACAAAGCGATGATGTACGACAAACTTCAGAAATCTAAACCAGCCGTTACTAAAAAGGTGTCTCAAGCACCAAAGATGGTAAAGTCTGGAACAAAGGTAAAAGAAGGAAATCGTGATCTTCGCAAAAAACAAATGAATAAGCTAAAGCAGACTGGTAAAGCCAGAGATGCTGCGGCTCTTTTTGAAAACTTTATTTAACAAGGAAGTGAATAATTATGGCAACATATCAAACCCATCAGGCAGTAGGTGAAAGAGAAGACCTAACTGATGTAATTTATAACATCTCTCCAACAGATACACCATTCATGTCATCTATTGGTAAAACAAAAGCAACTGGTGTTTATCACGAGTGGCAAACAGACTCTCTTGCTGCAGCAAACATTGACAACGCAGCAGTTGAGGGTGCTGATGCTTCTGATGCAACACTATCTCCAACAACTCGTGTTGGTAACTACACACAGATTTCACAAAAAACCATCAAAGTCGCTGGCACATTAGAGTCAGTTGATAAAGCTGGTCGTAAATCTGAAAAAGCATATCAGTTAAGCAAGGCTTCTGCTGAACTTAAACGAGATATGGAAAAAATCTTGTTATCAAACAACGCTGCTGGTGCTGGTTCATCATCTACAGCAAGAACTTTAGGTGGTTTACAAACATGGCTAGAAACTAACGCATCTTTAGGTGCAACTGGCGTTGCTGGTTCTGACGGTGATACAAGGCGTGTTTCTGGTACAGACAGAACATTTACAGAAGCTATTTTAAAAGCTAATGTTAAATCTGTATATGAGCAAGGTGGCGATGCTTCAGTTCTTATGGTAACTCCATCAGCTAAACAAACAGTATCAAGTTTTGCTGGTATTGCTGAACAGCGTTACATGGCTCCATCACAAAAAGCAACAACTATCGTTGGTGCTGCTGATGTTTACTTATCAGACTTCGGTACATTATCTGTTGTTCCTAACAGATTCATGACAGGTGATATTACTGGTGAAGTTCCAGCAGGTGGTGCTGGTGTAGACAATGGTGAAGTTGCATTTGTTCTAGACCCAGAGTACGCAGCTATTGCTTACTTACGCCCATTCGCTACAAACGAATTAGCTAAAGTTGGCGATGCAGAAAAAACACAGCTTTTAGTTGAATACACACTAGAAGTTAAAAACGAAGCTGCACACGGCATTATTGGTGATATTGCAGAGTAATATGGATAACTCCCCTCTTCGGAGGGGATTACCCTTTTAGGATTGTTATGGCAAAGCTAATACAAAAAGATGAAGTAAGAACACAAACAGCACACGATTCAGACAATGGTGAAATCGTTGTCGCTACTACACAAGATGTAACAGACATCGTAGAACAAAACAAAAAAGAATATAACGCAACAAATGGTCGTTGGGGTGATGACATCTTTGACAATAAGATTGCATCTATTCCATTGACAGTAATAGACGATTTAAATAAAGCAGGCATCATGCGTGGATTTGCAGTATTAGACCAAAAGAAATTTAAAGCATGGTTAAATAACCCAGACAACAGATTCTTTAGAACAAGACAAGGTAGAGTATAATGGCATTTACTAACTATTCGGATTTAAAAACTGAGATAGCAAACTATCTTGGTCGTGATGACTTAACATCACAAATCCCTACATTTATTCGTCTTGCAGAAGATAGAGTATCTAGAGATTTACGCATTAGACAAATGCTTAAAACATCTAAGGCTACAATGACTGCTGATGATAATACAGTGGCATTACCTTCTGATTTTCTTGCAATGAAAGATATTCATATAGATGCAAATCCAATCAGAGTATTAAAGTTTCAAAACACATCTAACTTTTTTAGAAACGCCAGAGTGACAGATAAAGGTGTTCCTACTATGTATACATTATTAGGAAGTGAGTTTCAATTTGCTCCTGTACCTGATACTGCATACACATTAAAGATGGTGTATTACTACAAGCCTGATTACCTATCAGACAGTAATACATCAAACTTATTTCTAGCTAACTGTCCAGACTTACTTTTATATGGTGCATTAGCAGAAGCAGAACCCTATCTAATGAATGATGAACGAACTCAAACTTGGGCATCTTTATACGATAGAGGTGTTGCATCATTAAGAGCGAGTGATGATGATGCAGAATATCCATCATCTCCTATGTCAATAACACTTTCAACGAGGTAATTAATTATGGCTGAAATGTCAAACTTTTTAGAAAACGAACTGTATGACCATGTATTAAGAAATGCAGCATACACTTCACCAGCAAACATTTATGTATCATTACACACAGCAGACCCAACAGATGATGCAAGTGGAGCAGAAGTATCAGGTGGTTCATACGCTAGAACAGCAGTCACTATGGGTGCACCTACTAACGGTTCAGGCACTAACTCTACTGATGTTCAATTCCCACAAGCAACAGGTGACTGGGGAACTGTAACTCATATTGGTATCTGGGATGCTACAAGCTCAGGCAATATGTTATTCCACACACCATTAGATACATCTAAAAACATTACAACAGGTGATGTGTTTAAAATCGCTAGTGGTTCACTAACTGTTACATTCGCTTAATCATGCCTGCTGATGTTTGTGGTTTTACTACATTAGAGTCATTAGATGCTTTAGGTAGCATAGATGACTTATCTGTATCATTAGATGATGGTGCTTACGCTACTGC